GTGATCATAATAAGCTCCTTGTTCACCGTCGCTTAAGTGCGACGATGTACTAATGTTATAGCACAGACTGTCACATAATGCAAACATTATTATTAGTAGTGACACATAAATAATCACCGTCACATCCGAATATGCAGGCCAAATAACCCATACCCTACCATTCACCACCTCAACAAAATCAATTACACGCAATCCTCGCAGCTCGTTTATTGGCCATGCGTGGGATATCGCTCATATTCACACATAATCACCACTCCCCAGCGCATACATCCCACCACCACCACGCTGCCAGCTACATCAAGAGCACGAGCTAGAATGCGTATATGTATGTGCGGATTGACCCCTGCGCCAGAAATCGCAAGCGATTCTGCGGCCACACCAGGGGTCTCATCACGCTATCAAATTCTCCCCTGGCCTTATGCTGCACAATATCAGGACGATATGGGTAGGATATGGTTAGATGGTTGGATGAATAAAGCGATGATAGTGGACTTGGACGGGACGTTGTTTGATATTGGTCACAGGCTGCACCATATAGAGAAGGAACCGAAGGATTGGGGGGGGTTCAACAAGGGGATATTGGGGGATGAATTTAACGGGTGGTGTTTGAGCATAATAGAGGGAGTTCATTGGTATTACGAATACGACGGGGATTTGTGGGATATAATTTTCGTGACTGGGAGGATGGGAACGCCGGAGATAGTTAGGGATACGAAGAAGAGTATAGAGAACCACCCATTGATGCCGCCGTATGAGATATTTTTTCGGAAGGATGGTGATTACAGGGCGGACGATGTGGTAAAGAGGGAGATTTACGAGTCTGAGATTAAGGGGAAGTGGGAGGTTGTGTTTGTGATAGACGACAGGCGGAGGGTGGTGGATATGTGGCGAGAGATGGGGTTGGTATGTTTGCAGTGTGCGAAGGGTGATTTTTGATGCCGACGATGAGGGACAGCGTGGTTAAAAAGAAAATGCCGACGGGCCAATCGTTGATTGAATACTGCGAGAGGAACAACATCCGATTTAATTTGGTGTCGGAGCGGGAGGCGTTGTGCGAGCGTTGGTGTGATTGGATTAAGAATGGCGGCACCCTGCAGGCGTGGTCGAAGAAGAACGGGGTTACGTTTGGGGATATGATGGCGGTTATTGGGGCGTTCCCAGTGTTGAAGGAGAGAGTTAACGCAGCGAAAGAAGTTCGCAGGGAATTTGTTAATGAGTTATTTGTTGAGCAATTGAAGAGTATAGCGAGTACGGACATAAGGGAATTGTTTAAGGAGGATGGTACGGCGAAGGAACCTAAGGATTGGAGTGATGAATTGGGGGCGCAGGTGAAGTCGGTGCAGTTTGATAAGGTCACAGGAAATATTACGAAGGTTGAGGTGTGGTCAAAGCCGGCGGGTCTGAAGCTGCTTGGGGACTCCCTGGGGATCACCAGGCCGAAAGTGGATGACACGATGAGTGCGTTGGCGAAGGTGCTGGAAAGAAGGACGGAGAGGGACAAGGAAATTACCGATGGATGATATAGGGAACATAACCACACTGCTTGAGAAATACGAGAAAGACATTGTGTTATTTGTGAGGAAGGAGTTTGGAGTGGAGCCGGAGGCCTACCAGGTTGATGCGTTGAGGGCGTTTGCTGATCCTGAATATAAGGCCAGGAAGGTTATAATGAAATCGTCGGCGGGTGTTGGGAAGTCGGCGTGCCTGGCGTGGATGGGGATGTGGATGATGGCGACGAAGGCGAGGAGTGGTGTGTTTCCGAAGGGTGTTATGATTTCGATGTCAAGCGACAATTTAAAAGACGGACTGCACAAAGAGTGCGCATTGTGGAGGCAGAAGAGTCCGTTGATTCAGTGTATGTTTGATATAAACCAGAAAAGATTTTTTAGCAAGGAGTTTCCTGAGCTATGGGGGATTACGGTCAGGACTTATGATAAAAATGTGCCCGCGGCCGAGCAGGGGCGGGTGTTATCGGGGTTGCACAGTCCTGTGTTGCTGTACCTGACGGACGAGTGTGGGGCGATATCCCCTGCGGTGGGGAAGGCAATTGACCAGGGTTTTGGCGAGCAGAGTCAAATTTGTGTCAGGCTTGCTGCGGCAGGCAACCCCATGGACAAAAATTCTTATTTGTACGTTGAGTCAGAAGCGGCAAAGGCCTGTGGAAACAAAAAGACCTGGGCCATATCCATAACCAGCGACCCAGACGACCCAAAGAGATCATCCAGGGTGGATGCGGAATGGGCGAGAAAGCAGATAAAAGATTTAGGAAGGTCAGACCCCTGGGTTAAGATTTTCGTGCTAGGGGAGTTCCCCGACGTCGCCATGACGTCGTTGCTAGATGAGAGTGAGGTGTCCGCTGCAATGGAGCGTGAGTCGCATGAAGATATGGACGTGGGGCTGCACTACGGACTCGATGTAGCTAGGATGGGGGCCGACGCCTCGTGCCTGTTTCCACGAAGGGGCCTTACGACATACGAACCAGAGATCATTCGCCATGTGCGCACCAGTGAGATGTTAAGCTGGGTTTTACGGAAGATGGAAAAGACAGGTGAAGGGGCCTTGCTAGCGGATGCGACTGGGGGGTTCGCTATTGGAATTTGTGACAGTATGATAGACCTAGGGTACATAGTACACGAAATTAATTTCGGGGCGAGTGCGGACGAGAGCGAGAGGTTCTACAATAAGAGAAGCGAGATTTGGTATCTTATGGCGCAATGGGTAAAAAGAGGGGGATGCCTGCCCGACAGTCCAGAGTTGAAGAAGGAGTTGTGTGCGGTTAATTACACGTTTGATAATAAAGGAAGATTTTCCCTGGAGCAGAAGGAACAAATCAGAAAGAGGTTGGGATTTAGTCCCGACATGGCGGATGCGCTGGCGTTGACATTTGCTTTACCGAATTCTCGGATGTTGGAGAGGATAGGTAGCGACGATGATGATGAACCGATTAATCCGCCTGATGTTTTCGACTTTGGGATTTCATCACAGGCGTACTGAGTGCTTTCTCCCATGACCAGCCAAGACGAATACGTGACCGTAGTGTCCCGTAATTAATACCTATAACTTCTGCCCATTCGACCATGCTCTTGCCCCGATGAGACCTGTTTGTTCTTTTGTTTCTGCTGTTCTCTTTGTTTGTCACCCACCTACAATTATCAGGCGAATAAGGACCGTCATTATCTATTCGGTCGATCTGTAGACCCCTTTTATATGTGGGGAGCATGTCATCCCTGAAATTCTCGAAGCTGTCCTTCCATCGCTTACAGACGGCAATACCTCGACCGCCGTAACCGGGATAGCCGTCCGTGCTTTTTCTATAGCAACGGTTCTTCATTCCCCGCCAGACTTTATAGAAAGTAGTTTTGGACATATCATGAGAAGTGTTGTCTTCTGTATTTTTATCTCTTCGGTAACAGCCACAAGACCTAGAGTTTCCTGACGCTACATGGGAGAGCCTTTTTATGACCCTCTTTCCGCAGTCACACTCACAGGCGATCAACCTTTGGGTGCCCCCAGGGAGGATGTTTGGAGTGGTTTCTTCAATGACTGTAAGCCTGCCGTATTTCTTCCCGATTAAATCCTTGATGTCGATTCGCTTAGGCATGGACGGTGTTGATAGTACGGAAAGGGTGCGATGTCAAATAAGGCCCCCCATTTACTTGATACCCTGGTACCAGGCAGTGCAAGGCGGGAAGGCCGAGGTGAATGTAACGTGACCGTGCGGGGATGTCAATGCTTGGGTGTTTTGGTCGGGGTGCCCGCCCGATAGTATTTGTGGGCCATCCCGTGGGAGGCCATCACCGTCCAGTTAAATATCCTTTTTCTCTCTATATCGTGGGGTCTTAATTCATACTGTAGACTTGATACGTCTATTATCTCATAATATATGTCCCCGCCTTCCGCTTTAACATAATCCCCGACCTTGAATTTGGGCATTATGGTTCCTCCCTTCTGGCCACCGATATTTCGTCTTTCGTGTACAGACTGTCAGCATACTCACAGGCCATACTCCAAATATCCCCGAATGGCCTTTTTTGACCAGCGGAATAAGATTGCACCCGATACCTTCCCTCATTGGTAACTGTTATTATTTTATGCACGAACCCTTCACCTTTGCTCTCTCTAAAGGCCGTAAACCTTATATTGTCCCCGATCTTAAACTTGGGTTTGTTCATCGTTCCTCCAAGTCCTCAATGTCGGGGAGGTCTGCTGGCCGCACCTCGTCTTCTGTTGTGTTAAAGTCGTCTACATAGAAATCGCCTTTCCTTAGCTTTTTTAGTGCTTCTTCTTTTGTTTCGGCACTAACCTCAATATCGGCAAATCCGTACCTGGAAATAGACACGTCTGTTACGATAAATGTTTTCATTGCTCCTCCATCGCATGGAGATTAAGTCGGTCTAGGAGTAGACACGCAGCTTCAAAAAGACTTTTCGCCTCCAAGAATTTGTTACGTTCCCTTTGGTTAGGCAGCTTGTCTAAGATGGTATACTGGTGAGATATGAAGTTACCTGTGGGATATTGGTCTACAACTGGTTGTGCGTAAGGCTTGATGAAGGTAGTCTTTTCCTTTTCGTTGTCCTGTTCTATTACAATCCAGTAGGCCTCACTGTTGCCTATTTCAATGTTTACGCCAATGATAGTTCCTGGTTTAATTCGTGCTAAATCTTTTATTTTCATCATCTCTCCTTTAGTTCATCCAGCATACAGGGGCGGCAATAGAATTCGGTGCTCTCGGTGATAAACTTCGCAGCGTCACCACAGTGTTGGCATATAGTAGGAAGCTCAAGAATCTCGCCATCTTCCATTTTGTCGTTTAATAGTTCGTCGTCGGTCATTCTACCCAGCAATCCTTTTCATCCTCGAAATAATCATCGGGAATGTTCGCATAACAGGCCTCACAGAACTCCGAAGGGGGCTCAATTTCAACGTCGCAGATGTAGCATTTTTTCATCCCCGAACCTTCCACTGGCAAAGCAGGGCGTGCAACTTATCCACATCCTCCAAAAAGGGTTCACGCCAGTGAGCATCTTCGCAGACCTGACAGTCCCTGGAAAGTGTTATATACGAGATGTTATCTACAGACAACAGGGCCCCCTGATGCTTCCTCTTAATAACCAGCACCATCTCATTTTCCCCATCATTCTCTAATACCATCCCGTAATGACTAGAACTATAAATCAAGCTGCCTAACTTCAAATCTACCACTTCTTTAAACTTCACTTCTCCACCTCCCATTGAATCTTGCTGATAAGAACGGCAAGGGGTTCCAGGTCGATCCATTGTGACTGGTGGAGTGCGATCAGCCTGTCTTGGACATAATCCAATTCTCTGTCCAGGTCAACGAACAGCTTTTGTAGTTTTTCCTTGTCCATGGATTTTATTTACCAGCCGGACGTTGCTCTTGCAAGCTCGGTATGTAATCATTATACGGGGAGGATAGAGATATGTATGTGATTCTGACGCACGATGGGTACAATAACGACCTAAAGACCTATCTCACTGGTGAAGGAGCGAGCCTATGGGTATGGGATGTAAACTGGCGATGTTGGAAAACGAGGGGAGCACTGGACGCTACACAGCTAGCAAACGCGAAGACTGCTGCTAGCAACAATAGGTTTATACTGCTAGAGGCCGACAGGGTAGTAGACGAGAGGCCCTAGTGGTTGAGTATTGGGATATTAAGAACATCTCCGACACTGGGCTGCGGTGGGTTACTGATTTACTTATGGAGTTCGGCAAGGAATACGCTGCGCCCTGCGGTGCGAATCCTGAGGATATTGAGCGGTTGCTAAACGCAGTAAAGAAGTCAGGCATCGGTTATGCAGCGTTCAACGATGACGGCGATTGTGTTGGGGCGATAGGCGGGATTAGGCATAGGAATCTGTTTAATAGCAGTTTGGAGATGCTGGGAGAAGTATATTTTTATGTTGCGAAAGACCATCGAGGAAGCAGCGTAGGCGGTCGATTGCTGAATATGTATCTAGAAGAGGCCGAGAGGTTGAAATTGAACGTCACCATGGTTGCGCTCACGACTACGCCCCCTGGGCTAGAAAGATTGTTGCTGCGCAAGGGGTTCGAGAAAAGAGAAATCAACTACGTTCTTTGGGCCCCTTGTGATTGACGGGGGTGTTGAGGGCCCTTTCTGGCGACCAGCCCTCTCTCATTCTTGACACTATTGTGTTTTTGCTGATCCCTAGTTCTTGCGACCATTGAGTAAGGGTCTTTCCATTGTACAGGTAAGTATTCACTGGGGACTTTAGGGCCTTTTCCCAAGACCACCCATGTACGACAATCCTGCTCCTAAGTGTCGGATAATCCATCCCGATTTCCTTGGCCCATTCTTTTAGGGTTTTTCCTTTGTAGCGAAGAGTTTTTTGTTTGTTTCTGTTCTGCTCTGTCATTGTTGCCCATCTGCAATTGTCGGGGTCATAGTCGCCGTTGACATCAATGCGGTCGAGGGTCAGGCCAGGTTTATATGAAGGGCCCATGTCTTCTAAGAAGTTTTTAAAGTGTTGCCACCGCTCGCAGACCTTGATCCCCCTGCCGCCGTAATAGGGATAGTTATGGTGGCCAGGGTTATTACACCTCGTGCGGGCCCCCTGCCAACTGGTATAGATGGGGCTGTCTTGCATACCGTGATAGTTTGGTTTTTTCTTATGACTCGAATTGTCGGATATAAGATTTCTTGCCGCCACGGGGGTATATATGCCACTATTTATGGGAGGTCAAGTTATGGCAGTAGGCACAGGCACGGCAATTCTGGCATCGGCGGCAATCGCTGCTGGTACAAAGATTGTGGACGAAACTCTGATAAGCGGGCCCGCACGAGAGCGTTCCCAGGCCGCGCTGCTAGACCAACGCCGAGAAGAGCAGAGGATGCGCCAGGAGGCCGCGCAGACTGCCAAGGCACGCAAGGAAAGGGTGATGGCCAGAAGGGCGCAGAGGGGGCAAAGAAGCCGCAGGGCAGGCACACAGGCCGCGGACGCTGGGGGGTTGTCTTTAGATCGAGTAATCGGCGGAACTTCTGATACTATAGGATAATATGGCCGCATTAAATCCAGTCGTTGCTGAACTGCAAAAGGAAATGAAGCCGAAGGGTGATTTTATGAAGAATGACCCTATGAAAAATAGAACCGATAAACAGCGCAGAAAACGCAAACGCCGCAAAGACAGAGCGGACGTAAGAGATATGAGGATGATGGATGCCGTCTGAATTCGCCATTAATGCTCGACCATACACTCTGCCATTTCGGCAGAAAATCCAAGAGATCACGGTGCAGCTTCGCACGGAGAGGGCGAGCTGGACTGATCAGTGGCAGGAGAATGCGAAGTTTACCAACCCTCGTCGTCCCAGATTTAACCAGAATAGGCCAAACATTGGCGGGCGAAAGAACCGCTATATAATTGACGGGGCCGGAACCAGGGCGTGCAGAACTGCCGTGGCAGGAATGAGTTCGGGAATTACGCCATCTTCGCGGCCATGGTTTTTGTTTGGCCATCCGAACAGGGAACTGAGGGAGCAGAAAGAAGTTAAGGCGTGGCTGTATGATACTGCGGCGGAATGTCGTGCGATTTTAACTAAGACAAATTTTTACCAGGCGATGCCGAGCTTTTACATGGACATGCTTACGTTCAGCAATGCGGCGTTGTTGGTGGAGGACGATAAGGACGATGTGTTGCGATTCACCTGCTTGCCGATGGGTGAGTGGGCGATTGCCAATGACCACAGAATGCAGGCGAAAACCTTCATGAGGGAGTTCCAGTTGTCTGTCAGGCAGACGGTGGAGAAGTTCTGCACGAAGAAGGATGGCGAATGGGATTTTACGAATGTAAGCGACAGCGTAAAGTACCAGTTCGTCAATGGTCAAACAGAAACCTGGGTGCAGATCGTTCACGTTATTACACCTAACGATTTGTATAGCTATGAAAAAATAGGGCCGCAAGGAAAGAAATATTTAAGCGTGTATTATGAGCGTTCGATACTAAATGAACGTGCCTATGGTGACTATGGTGGGTCAGCAGAGAGCGACCAGATATTGAGAGTGGCCGGTTATGATATGTTTCCTGTGCTGGTTGGGCGATGGGGGTTGACTGACGGAGACTGTTATGGAAGCTGGGGCCCTACCGATGTGGCGATTGGGGACATTAGAGAGCTACAGTTTGTTGCCAGGATACACGCAGAGGCGGCGGTTAACCAGATAAAGCCACCGTTGGTGGGGTCGTCCAGGTTAAACAAGAAAAAAGGACGCTTGCCAGAGCACAATACTGTAACATGGTTAAATAGCCCGACTGCTGCCGACTCCCTGAGAAGGATTTATGACTTCCCCTGGGATACCCAACATGCGGTGGAATGGCGGCAGGACATAAGGAACTCAGTCAATGAGGCGTTTTTTGTCGATGTTTTTAGACGGTTTACGTCCACGAACAGACAGCACATGACTGCAAAACAGGTTGCCGAAGAACAACAAGAGAAGCTCATTGAACTATCTCCACTGCTGGAATTACTAAACGTAGATGTACTCGACCCCTTGATCGAAATGCTCTTTGTGAAATCGTACAAAGCGAAGCGATTGCCAGAGGCCCCAGAACAACTAGCGGGACAGGACTTGGAGATTCAATACACCAGCATTCTCCACCAGGCACAAAAATTGCTCGATGCTGGAAACTATGAGCGATTCCTTGGGCTCATGGGTTCAGTTATCCAGATCGCCCCAGAGGCACTGGATAAAATCAATATAGACGAAGTGGTCGAGGGATACCACTCGATCGCCTCCGCACCGCCTGAGATACTCCGAAGTGACAAAGAGGTTGCGGATATAAGGGGCCGAAGGGCGGAGCAGCAGAGGAAAGAGGCGGAATTACAGGACGCACTCGAAGAGTCGGAGGTGGCAAAGAACCTCGGCGGGGCGGAAGTCAGCGAAGGTCAGACCGCACTGGGTGCGATCGCCGGGGGCTAGCGCCCAGCTTACTCAAATCGGTGGGGAATATCCCCGACATACGCCTCTTCAATCATCTTCTTTGTCTCGGAAATCTCTCTACCAATTGCTATTCCTGCCCGCTGAACCTGTTCGTCCTTCTTTGTTAGGTAGTCAATGTGAAACACGTCGTGATATTTTTTGCTGTCACTTTCAGAAATACGGCGTTTGTCGTCACGGACGACTTCTAAATACTCAAGCAGGCACTCCTTCGCATTACGGAGTTCTTCCAGCTTTTCATATAGGATGTCTATTAACTCATTTTTGTTCATCGGCCTTGATCTCCTTTTGTAGCTGAATAAACGCAAACCATAGTTCAGAGCTTAACTGGAGGGCATTGACTTCTGCGTGCTTCAGTGTGGTGGCCACCTTTTTAGACATACCATCCTTAGACAAAAACCTATCTATATGTGCCCCCACCACCTTGCATCTCATCCTCAGGGCATCTATCCCTGCCTGCAATTCCTTTTTGTCACTTACCTTCACGCCTGGCCCCTTGGTGTTTGGTGTTGAACCCTTGGACGATTTCGTTGATCCTGTCATCGGCGTGCTCAAACCCCTTGCCAGAACGATTGCAAATATAAACAATCCCAACCAACCCTGGCTCGCCTGCTGTAAGCGTCAAGGAATCATTGTCGCCCAATCCATTAAATGTTAGGGAAGGTGGTTTATCCTTGGACGCAGGAGAAATGTGGATAGCTGCGACACTGCAACCGTTAATGATATAAGCAAACTGCTCCCTCTTGACCTCAAATATTCCTTGCATTGCGCACCTCCTGGAGTCGTTTATTGAATCTTCTGATTGTTAGCCCAGTCCTTGCCTCTGAGTATGCCTCTTTTAGACCATGACTATTGGGGTGATACTCGATGTATTCTAACCCTGTCTCGTGCATCCTGACCTTCCAGCCGCCGCTTGGGCCGTGCTCACGCTCGACGATGGATAGCTCCAATGGTTCCTTGTCGTCGTTAAGCTTGGTGGTAATGGCCGAGACATATCTCCCATTTATGGTAGTTACTTTGTCGTCGTAGCCGATTTCAATTATTCCTTGCATTGCTATTCCTCCATGCCCCCTCTCATATGTAACGCACCAGGGATTGTCAACTAACGTGCGGGCGGGTTAGTAATTTTTACCATGCTCGGCGAGATACTCAAACAGGAACGCATAGACCCCAAGCAGTTCGAGCTTGATCTGTCAGAGGTGTTAAAGTCACCTCACGGTCGTGTAGTCCTCTGGGTGATCCTAACCAAGAGTGGCTATTTCAATCAGGAGTACATGAACACGACCACCGACCTGGCTGCGAACGCTGGCAGACGTGACGTTGGGCAGCTAATAATGGAGCTACTCGACATGCCCGATGCCGATTACCTTGCATTGCTGCGTGAAGAATCCGAGGCCAGAAAGTACCTTCCAAATGATAAAGAGGAAAGCGACCTGTATGACCCTCCTAGCGAGGACGAGTAATTAATTATTTCATAGTGGGCCAGTTAATTGTGCATAAAAGTGTCTAAAGTTTAGACAGTTAAGCGGCTTCAAATGAACATTTGCGCTCTTTGTATAGCGATTCTAGCTCCATCTTTTTATCAGAATCTATCAAAATATCGCCTAAAATGTCATCAACTTTGATAAATTGAATTGTTTTGCCGTCTTCCTCTTTTACTTCTTCTTTGTAATCCCAGGCAGCATTAGTAAAATCCCAGGCAACAAAAATGCCTTCACCGCTCTTGACTAACGCTCCAACGAATTTTTGAATGTCTGGCCTGCCCACTTTGTTGCGGTGATTCTTAATTTGAATGGGTACTGTTTTGTTGTTTGCCCAGCCATCTATTCCACCATCGCCAGATTTCTTTGGGTTGCACTCCCAACCCATGAAGCCACAAATTCTTTCTGCAAAATCGTGACCGTTTATATTAAGCCATTCTTCTTTGGTCTTTGGGACATTAACAATAGAAGGTATAAGGGGCGGTCTTAGGACGCTTAATCTTTCGGCCATAACTCTAACAGCCACAGGCGAAACATCGCCTGTTATAAATCTACGGCCCAATTTAGCGGCTACTACCGCAGTAGTTCCACCACCACCGAAACAATCCAATACAAGAGAGTTTTTACTTGATGCCATTTCTAAAATTTTTTCTATCAGGGATTCTGGCTTTTGTGTTTTGTAGTCACACTTTTCCCCCCGACCGAAACTAAACTTTCCCCAAAAATTTAAAAACTTTTTTCCTTCGTAATTGCCAGGGCGGTTTTTAATGAAGGGAGTGCCTTTGCTATTCCAACCTAGATCACCTTTTTTATCTCTTGCCTCAAGTTTTTCTTTTTTCATCCTCCATCCCCATGGGGGGGGTGCGTAATTTTTATATTTGTAACAAAGGTTAGGTCTTCTACCCATTGACTCTGAACGAAGTGCAGGCCTTCTTAAATAGCGGCCAATTGAGTCCTCTTTGGGAAATTTATTTTTAATTTCCTCTACGTCAAAAGGTTCTCTTATTTTTTTTGGGTCAATACAAAACTTGTTGCTTTTTTTGTACCAATAGATGGTATTGGTTGATTTTGTCAGAGCATTATCTTTATGTTGATTTCCTTTTTCCTTAGTGTTGGATAAATAAGTTATTTCTTCTATAAAATTTTCTTCACCAAAAACGGAATCTAGCATTGCTCTTAGTTTGTAATTTGCGTGCCAATCGCAATGCAAAAAAATACATCCTGTAGGCTTTAGGGCCTTTCTTATTAGTTCCACTCTCTCGTGCATCCACGATATATAGTGCTTAATACCGCCTTTACGCCTGTCCGTAAAGGATCGCAATTCATATCCGTTCCCCCATATTGTTTTTTCATAATCTTGACCACTAAAAAAAGGCGGATCAATATAGCAAATATCTACGCAATTTGCAGGAATATCCTTTAGCCATTCTATGCAGTCGCCAACAACAATAGAATTTTTTTTAGTATCAATCTTCAATTTTCTCTTTACTGGAAAGTCAATTATGTTGCCCATATCTAATCCTTTTGCTATGATATGGGCGCATCGGTTGGAAGTTTTGGGATTGTTAGGTGACTAATCAGTCTTGGAAATTCTTTCTCGATTGTGGTAGCGAATATAAAGGTCGAGATGGTTTTGCAAGCGCTCGGCCTTTTTTGTTGTACAAAGGGATTTCCTGCTTAGCTGTGCTTGTATTTTTCCATGCCTAACTGTGCCAGACACGTCGAGTCTTGTCAACCATCTGCAAATGGGTAAGTATTTTTTACAATCTTTTTATTTAGGAGGAACCATGACCGAAACAACTCAAGAAACTCAGGCGACCGAAACAAGCACAACGACCGAGACAGCGAACACAGAAACAACGAACACTGAGACGACAGAAACTCCCAACAAAGAAACGCAGACGGAAACAAAGACGGAGACACAACCGGAAGTCACCTTAAAGCTGGCAAAAGATTCCCTGCTTTCAGAGACAGACCTGCAGTCCATTCAGGAGATGGCAAAAGGAAAAGGGTTTGACCAAAAACAGGCCGAGGAATTAATGGAGGCCTACGAAGACACCATTGGTGGGTATCACGACAAACTGGAAAAAGAGCATAAGGAAAAAGTACAGCTATGGGAAAAGGATGCGAAAGAAAGCAAGACATTTAAGGAAGACGAAGAGTTGATAGACCAGGCCCTTGAGAAATATGCCGGCGACGACCTGCGAAAGGCACTAAAAGAGTCAGGTTATAACAACTTCCCTGCATTGCGCAATTTCCTAAAGCAAATCGGCAATGCCATGAAGGATGACACAGTGGTAAAAGGCAACAATGCCGCCCCCGCAGGCGAGGAAAAGACACTAGGAGAGACGCTTTTCCCCGAAATGGCCGCTCGTGCCAAAGAAAATGCTGCAAAAATGCAATAAAAAGCTTGTAAATTTTACAATTCTCCTTTCTACTTTACCTATCAGTAAACTTTAAGGAGCAATTTAATGGAAGGCTTAACGCTTTTAGATGTCCAGAAGAGGCTTTCACCCGACCAAACTACTGCGTTAAAGGTGGCGGAGCTTTTAAATAAGTCCACTCCCTTAATGCAAGATGCTCCCTGGATCGGAACGAACAAAACTGACACTCGAACAACTAACGTAAGGGCAGGATTACCTAAGCCCTTGCGCAGGCTCGCCAACCAAGGCGCACGAATAAGTAAATCAGTCGTTACCCAAATCGAAGAAGCAACAACTTCCTTCGAGGACTACGCAGAAAGCGATGTCATGGTTATCGACAGCTTTGGGGTTGCCTCCGCCGAGGCCAGAGCGATGGAGGCCACGGCCCACATTGAGGGTATGGCCCAAGAATTTACGAAAGCGTTAATCATGGACAATAAGAACGAAGACCCCTCCCATATCATGGGGCTTCACGCTCGATATGGTAGCCTGGATATAGCGACAAACCCCCAGGCACAGAACGTAATCTCAGCAGGGCCAGCAGTTGGGGCGGGGGCAGACAACGCCTCTATTTATCTAATAAAATGGCATCCCGCCAAGGTCGCTTGCATCTACCCTAAAAGGGCCATGGGAATGTCTCAAGGTGCTGTAGAACATGAGGCCATGGGTACTCCGGTTGTTGAGTCCACGGATGCAGACGGTAACCAACGAAGACTGAAAGTTTACCGAGATCGCTTTGCGATTTCTGGAGGACTGTGCATCGCCGATTGGAGATGTGTAGTGCGCATCTGCAACATTGACGTTTCAGGGTTAATGGGTAGGGCCGCAGCTACTGCGGGCACAGTTCGCAGAGCGATGATTAAGGCCTTGCACAGAATACCTAACGGCGATGGAATGATGAGATTCTACATGAACCGTACCGTTGCTCAGTACCTAGACATCGAAAGATTAGATGCCGTACAGAGCGCAGGTATGACATATATGGACGTAGACGGAAAGGTTATGCCATCATTCCGTGGAGTTCCTATAAGAGTAGAGGACAGCTTGTTGGACACAGAGGCAAGAGTCGTTTAGTTAGCAATTAAGAATTTTTGGAGGATATATGTTTATTGACAAGGACCTACAGCTTTCGGATGGCCAGGCGGTTACTGGCGATGCCAATTCAACGAATGTCATCGACATGAAGGCCGTTCACGATGCTGGGATAGGAAATCCTCTATACATGATTGTTCAAGTCGTCGATGCCTTTACGGCAGGGGCGGGAAATGTCCAGGCCAGGGCCGTTGCAGATGATGCCCGAACGAGCCCTAGGGCATTGGGAAGCGTAAACTTCACTGCCGCCGAGGCCAGAGTGGTAGGGACTCGCAAGCACATATTAATTCCCCCAGGTGAGGCCACTCAGTTTTTGGACGCACGTTTTGATGCGACTACGAACTTTGCAGGTGGAGCTTTCGATGTTTGGGTATCCCCGACAATAGAGGGTACACAATACATACCTTCTGGGTATACAGTAGCTAAGTAACTACTAACCTAGGGGGACTCAATGAAAAAAGTTACTGCAATCAGAGATGGCTACTATGGTGCTCAGTATCGACCAGAGGGCACACAATTTACCGTTGAAGATCACGAGAAGGCCACATGGTTTGCCGCAGAGGGCGAAGAGCCTTTGAAAGTAACCGAAGGCCATGCCACCGTGCCAAGCGGCAAACCTGACATCATTGCGAATATGGAAAAAATCATAAAGCAAAAAGACGAGGAACTCGCGGCCATGGGCAATAAGCTTGCCATGGCAGAGGCACAATTGAACGTGCCTCCCGCAGATAAAGGAAAGAAGAAGTAATCTCCAGGGCCATAAAATCTCCTAAGTCCAGAAGAAGGCCCTTTGTTGGGCCTTTTTTGTTTGGTAGAATGAAGTATGAACACCGCACTTGAAGTGGCAAACCTAGCGACCGCCCACACGGGACACGGGGAAGAGATACTTTCGTTGGATGAGAACTCGGAAGAGGGTGCTGTAGTCCGAAAGTATTTAATGACCACTCGGAATGCTATACTAAAGCGTTTCGATTGGGATTTCGCCCGTAGGCCAGATGTTCCCCTGGCACTGCTTGAAACCAGGACTGACCCTACGGAGCAGTGGACTTACGCATACCTGTACCCTGCCGACTGCCTGCGACTGATAGAATTAAAGTGCGGGTATCCCTTTGGCTTCGGGTTGATAAATGGCCGTAACCATATACTCACGAATCTTGATAAGGCCGAGGGAACCTACATCAGCAATCAGATTCCCGACAGATACCCAGAGGATTTTGCGCTGGCGTGGAGCTTCCATTTGGCACTGCTGATCGCCCCATCTCTCACCAAAGCGAACATCACTACACTCAGGGGCGACCTAGAAAAGAAATACAAAGTGGCCCTAGACGAGGCGATCGAAAACAACTCGAATGAGTCGAGTAGGGACTATTCCGTAAGTCCCGCCATTCAGGCCGGAGGCTGGGTCTACGAGGTGGTGTAGATGGCCGTCAAAATCCAAAGGTCATTTTCAGGCGGTGAAATATCTCCATTCGTGTTGCCCCTAACGGGTATTAAGCGACGCACTCACGGCCTGCTAAAGGCGAAAAACACCATCGTAAAAAAATTCGGAACCCTGGAAAACAGGACGGGGACGGAGCTGATTAATCACCCCAGGGCCCCGAATAGGGGGTTTGTTCCGAGACTGGTTCCCTTTTTTGACTCGTCCGGGGATGCACACTTAATTTCGTTCAACGGTAACATTATCAGTTTCTTTAGCGAAGAAAACGGAGTCTTCGGGGTCACGAGGGATGTTATTACAACCGACTGGACACCTGAAATCGTTAAGCGACTCAACTTCTCTCAGCAGGGTGACTCTCTGGTTATTACGAGCTACTTTATTACCCCCAGGGTTTTGGTGCGAGGACTCGGTGGGTGGAGACTAGATGATTTAGATGTCCGAAGGAGGGAATTTCCAGGGAGCGTACCCTCTGTCACCGCCACCAGTTTTACCACCGATGTATCAGTGTCTATCCCTAATATTTTTATCGCAGTGACCGCAGTTTATAAGGGGGAAGAAACTGCTGCCGTGTTTAACGGGATAACCCCCAATGTCGAACAAAGCCAACGCATTCGCCTTGACCTGAAAAATCCAATAACAATCGGCTTTGACCACGGAGATGAGCCGGAACCCGATCAATATCGAATATACCTAGGAACCGCAGGCATCTATCACTTGCTTGCGATAGCGAAGGGCGACCAGACAAGTTTTAAATACATAGGAGAGCCAACCGACCCAACCCAAACATTAGTGTCGGACGACGACTTGCTTAACATTCCCGAATATGATGTACGAGCAGGCATAGAGATTCAAACAAATGGTCAAGGGGGAATCTTCCAAGCAACAGAAGACAGCACTACACGTGAAATGCTCGTACAGATCAGGGACAGTAGCCCGCTTTTTATAGCGACTGGAGGCTCCCCTTACTTGAGCGAGGACGGAAGCATTGACAGAATAGTAGTATTTGGCACCCAGATCGGAGCGTCTCCAGCCTATGGCTTCTATGATCTTTTTACAAGAGAGCCTGTCCGTGTCCCATCGGGAGATGATACCGACGGTAGACCTCTCGATCCAGTGTTTCTAAGGGCCGCAAACAGAAATCCTAATGTGTCTACATTCTTTGGACAAAGACTGGTTCTGGCATCAACACAAGGCGGACCAGGGGAGATATTTGTTTCTGCCCTTGGCACGTTTAGAGACTTTCAGCGATCGGAAATTCTTTCAGATGCTTCTGCGTACTCTTTTGAGATAGCAACAAGGAAATCCAACCTGGTTAAGTACATCGCAGGCCTACGCCAGCCGATCGTTTTTACGGGGCAATCGGAGTGGGGGCTTGGGGAGGATTTATCTGCCACGGGTGTGAATCCGTCTCCCCAAAGTGAATACGGCATTGGCGATCTACCACCCCTGGCGACAGAAAATTCAATCCTGTTTTTGGAGGGCCTGAATAAATTACGAGATTACGGCTACGACTTCCAGACGGGAGGATACCATGGAAATGATTTAACGACTTTTTCCTCGCACTTGTTTGAGGGGCGAAAGGTTGTTTCCATGGCATTTGAGAAAGACCCCGATCCAGTAGTGTGGGTGGTGCTTGACGATGGAGCGGTTAGGTCACTGACATATTTTAAAGAGCAATCCATATTCGCCTGGTGCAGGCACGACTTCGGTGGGGAAGTAAAACAGGTCGAAGTCCTGCAAAAGACAGGCGAGAGTGAGGTTTACTTTCTTATTGATCGGGATGGCCGTATAAATATCGAACGCCTATCGAGGGTCAACCGCAGAGACAATCGCACGTGGACGTTCTTGGACTCGCACAAGAAGATTGATTTAAGAAATACGGATGAAAGTCTGATTGTTTATATTTACAGTGGGACAACGTGGGACGAGGCAGACGAAGGGCTAGAAATGCAAGTGCCTCCAAGCCTAACCCCCCTCTTGAACCCTGGCGATTATTTCGACGTGTTCCATGGAGACATAAAGGTGCGCTGTGAAATCGTAGGACTAAAAGAACCCGACAACCCAAGCCTTCATGTATTCAAAGTCCTAGTAGACAGAGAAATCCCAGAGGCAATCAGGGGCGGAACCTTCGGCAACCAAATCACCAACTGGGCCAGAACGACTAAAACATTCACAGGGCTGGGCCATCTGGTCGGCAAAGAGGTCGGCGCATTCGCTGACGGCTCGGTGATTGCCAATCCACATTCAGGGACTGGGTTGACGGTCAGTGCCGGAGGCACGGTTGATCTAGGCGGCCATTACTCGGTGGTGTGTGTGGGGCTACCGTATGTGTCAGATGTGGAGACTCTCGATATTGATGTGACTGGAAGCGACACCGTAGTTGACGAGAGAATGACAGTGAATGAAGTGTCGCTATATGTCCATAATACCAGAGGGTTGTACTATGGAGCGAAGGCCCCACCGACTGATACTAGTGTGCAGGGATTATATCCACAGAAAACCCAGGTCGGCAGGGAGCTTGAGATAGCAATGCTGAATGGGCTAGTGTCCAAGATAGTTAGCAGTAAATGGGCAGAGGGCGGCAGGATGTTTCTAAGGCAGATAGACCCCTTACCATTCGCCTGCCAGAGTATTATTATTGATGGAGATCTTGCGGGGTACCGCAGTAATAGAAGGAGCGAGGTTTAGTTATGGGGGCCTTATCAGTCGCCATCGGGGCGCAGGTCGCACAGGGGGCACTCTCAGGTGCGGCCAGGCAAAACCAGCTAGAGATTAGTGCGCTCCAAGATGAGTTAAATGCAGAGCGATTCAACGAGCAGGCAGCGGAGATAGCCCGCACTGGCAACGAGAGGCAAGCATCCTACTCTGAGAAGGTACGAAAATTCGCTGCTGCCTCGGAGAATGCATTGGCCAGGAAGAATATTGAATTAGGGAGTGGCCTTGCTGACCAGGTCCGTGCAGAAAACGAAAGGGTTGCGGCATTAGACCTGCTGAACATACAAAACAACGTAACGAATCAAGTGCTGTCCATGAAGTTTAAAGCTGGTCAGGCAAAAGTTCAAGCAGGAATTTCCAGGGACGCTGCGGATGTAGCTTTTGCGCAAGGCTTAATCTCAGGGGCGATG